CGCGATCAGCTCGACAACAGCGCCCGACTCAACGGTCACCGTGCCGAAGTAGCCGGCGTACGCGATCTGGACACCCAGCACGCTGGGCTCAGTCGCCTGGAGGGTGCCGACGCGCTGCTCGTAAGCCTCGACCGCAGCCGTGGACCCGAGATACGCCTTGCCCGCACCCAGACCGGCCGACATGATCACCGGGAGACCCGAGATCGTGCCGAGAACCCCGGTACCGTAGTCCGAAGCCGACAGGCCCGCGGACTGCGAGTTCTGCGGGTTGTACGGCTGGAACAGCGGGCCGAACAGTTCGAGGACGGTGGGCGACACTGCGATGAACAGCTTGCCCTTGCCCTTCGTCTTCCCGAACACCAGACCGGTGGCCGTCCAGATCGCCTTCGAGATGGTGGTCTGCGACGCCGCCGAAGCAGCCCCGTAGCCAGTCGTACCGGTAGCAGCAGCCGCGACAGCAGCCGCGAACACCGCCTCGGTCTCGATCGCGTAGTTCGATGCCAGGTCGTTCACGATCGTGTCGAGGATCGACGGGTTCGAGAAGTCGATGTTCTGACGCGACACGTTGACGTAGCCGCCGTAGGTGTCCACCTTCCCGTCAAGACGGGTGATGCTCATCTTCTGCGACTCCAGCTCGACCTTCTCGTTCGCGGACGCGGCAGAACCGGCAGTGCCCTGGATGCCGACAGCAGTGTGCTGCGTCACCTTCGGGCGGTGGAACGTCGGAGACGACACCGACTGCGTTCCGAAGAACGACACCAGAGGACGGGACGAGTCGATGAAGTTGATCAGCTCGCCGACGATCGGGTCCGGGATGATCCCCGGGTTGTCCGACGTCTTCTGGTGCTCAGCGGCACGAGAGTACGTCTCCACACGGGTCGCAGCTGCACGATCACCGGTCGCAGCCTGGTACTGGTCGAGAAGGTACTCGCCAGCGGTGCGATAGTTGATCGGGTTCGTCACCCGGCCGCGGATCTGCTCAAGCGCACTGTTCACCTCAGAGGCACGCTTGACGGCGTTCTCGGTGACCTCACGGGTCTCGTACAGGGTGTCAAGCTGAATCTTCAGCTCATCGACGCGCGAACGCGCCCCCTTCACAAGATCCATCTCGGCGTCGGTCATGTCACGCTGCGCCTCTTCGGCGGAACGGACAAGACCACTGATGAACGCAGTGCGTTCGTTGATCTCAGACTCAAGGCGTGTGACCATCGAGTCCTGGAAATTGGTTGCCATTTTAGGCACTCCTTCGTTTGGTTGGGTTTGGTTTTGCAGTAGCCCCAACGGGCGGTATCCCCAACGGGAGGAGCGGTCCAACGACCAGATGATTCAGTGAGCCCAGTCGGCTCAGCGCGCGGCGATCTCCCTCAGGAGTGCTGCGGCAAGATCGAGGTTCGGGGTCGGAGAGTCAGCGATCGGCTCCCCAGTGCGAACGTTCAGCACATCCGCACCCTCGTACGCGGGTTCGGGGGTGAGGGCCACATGGCGGAGGAACGCACGGTAGAACGCCATCACCCCGTCCTTCGCGGCCATGTCCTGCGACCGGGCCGTGAACGAAATGGACGCGCGCAGGACACCATCAGCTGCGAGTTGCAGGGACTCGTCACCGAGAGGCGTGTTCGACACTTTGAACGTCGCTACGAGACCCTTCGTGTCCTTCGTGTTGAATGCGCGTGCGGCACCAACCACACGTTCCCGGGAATGATCCCGGTTCAGGGTGATCTGCTTCGTACGTGACTCGATACCGTCGAACGATCCGGGCATGAACTTCTCCCGCTCAGCCTCGGGACGCCAGTCAGGTACAGCGGCCTCCTCGTTGTACGGGACGGCGATGAGAGTGATCTCCCGTTTCCCAAAAGCCACGTCATCGATCACCGCAGCGCGAAAGTGGTCGTCCATTGTCATTCCTCCTGTCCGGTCAACGCCAAGGGGGCGATATCACCGTTCATACGTTCCATGGTCCTAATCTCCGGTCCGGTGATCACACCGGGGATCTGGCTGAGAGTTGAGTAGTAGGTGGCCCTGTCGATAGCGGCCGGCCGGGTGTACGAGTCACGGTTCAGGTCGAACTTCGTCCCCCGGGGGAGCGCCCACTTCGAGAGCGCCGCGGACACCGAACTTACCTTCGGACCCAACGACGCCCGCTCGTGGAAGTCGAACAACTGCGACACGTTGGCGTAGGTGAGAGAATCACCACCGGACGGCAACCCGACCAGGAACGGGGGCACCCCGAGAAGAGTTGCAATACGCGAGTCGGTGAACTGGGCCAACTCCACCAACGCCATCTCCGAAGCCGTCTTCGTCGGCGGCGCATCAAGCTTCGCACCACCCGACATGATCGAGGGTTGCCCCGGACGGGCAGCCCGGGTCTCCAAATACCCGTCGAGGACACCCACAGCCTGATCCTTCGTCAGCGGCTTATCCGTCTGGATGTAATACGGCGGGGCGATCCCCGACTCCACCAGACCAGACACATGGCGGGCCATCGTCGCCGCAGCGACGAGCCGTGCACCACCAGCCTCCAGAGGACCGACACCATGCCGGGAGCCAGCCTGCCGGGAATACCGGATGTGGAGCATGTCACCGTCCGGGACACGCCACGTCCCAATCCGATACCAGCCCTGCTCCACAGTGACGAACGCGGCCGGGATGACACGGAACCGCACCGGCCACCCATCGAAATCCCGGGCCATCGAGAGGAGGAACAACTCCCCCATCTGGTACTCCCAGAACGCCTCCTTCGCGAAATCATCCCACGACACGTAATGATCCGGGTCCGGATTCGACATCCACGACCGTGCCGCGACGATCTCCCCACCCCTCGTCAAATACGGGGGCATCGAAGCGATCACCGACGAGTTCAAATCCAGGCACGCCCACGCCGTATCAACCAGCGTCGACAGTTGCGACGCACCATCCCACGTCGGGTCCAACCAGTCAGCCGGCCAACCAGACCACCGGGACGGCGTAACCGACATCGACGGGAGGAACGCCGCACGCTGGGCGGCGACCATCGAAGTCGGCGGCGGGTCATACAGAGGAGTCCGCTCCTGCACAGGTGCCGCTGTGCGCCCAAGGACGCGATCAAGCCAACCCATGCGGGCCTCCAATCAGAGAAAACGTTGCAAGTATTCGGCCGCGGCGATCAACCGAGCGGGGTCATCCCCGAAATATCCGATACCGGGGTTGCATCGACCGCACAGGAGACCACGTACGCATTTGCCACATGTGTATCGGCTGCCGGAACAGCAGGAGTGGTCGTGGTCGACGTGAGGTATCTGGTCGCCGAAGTCGTCATTACAGCTCGCGCACCGGTTGCCCTGATCCGCGAGCATCGTTTCGAATTGCCCAGGGGTGAGACCGTACATCCGGTCCCGCCGCGCCAACTGTTGCGCGCGCACCTTTTCGGGGTTCGCCACACGCCACGCCGCCTCGGTTGCCCGCGCTTTGTCGAGGTTCGCCGAACGCCATGCCAGGGTCCGAGATGTATTCATGGCCCGGCACTCGTCGCAACGGCACTTGTGGCGATCGTACCCGCTGCGTGTTCCATGCCAAGACTCAATAGTTTCCATGCCCGCGCCTTCCATGCCCTACATGATTCCCGACCACGATTCGGCCGTCGTGATCGACCCGTGATGAGCCAAAGTTACGGCTTCGAGAGCCGAGATGTCTCCATTGCGTCTCGCAAATACGCGACGATCCCCGATGTTCCGCCACCCGGCCGCTATCGTCGCAGCATCAAGATCAGGATACCCGCCGTGCTCGACTTCGCCAGCTTCGACAGCTTGCACGAGATCCGCGACCGCCTGAATGTAACGGTCGGTGCCGATCGGCTCGAGCAGCACCCCCGCCCGCTCCAGGTCGGGGATGAGGAATGACGCCGGGCCGCCCTTGTCAATGACGACCGGGACACCGTACTTCGTGTGAACCCGGACCACCTCATCGACGAACAGGCGCCGCTTCGACACCGGCAGCCGGGTCAGCAGCCCGAGGTGGGGTGGTTCCCCCTCGATCACCGTGCCGAAGCTCAACCAAGTCCCGTCCGGATCGGATGCGACACCGAATCCGAGGGGGTTCCCAACACGGACGGGTCTCGACAACTCCGGCCACCGGGGGAGAACAGTTGACCCGGACGTGTCCATCGCCAACACGGGACGGTTGAGGAAGTCGGCTCGCATCTGCTGAATGTCGTTGGACGTGTCACCGAAGTCCTGCGCGATACGTTCAAGATCGACCCACCCTGGCGGGCACGGCGGGTCGTGGAGGACACAGCCCCGCTTGTCAGCAGACGAATCCCCGTAGGCGATCCGAAGACCCCTGATCAGATCATCGTGGTCATCCACCGTAACATCCGGTGTCTCCCGGTGGTCGAAATAGATCGTGCGCCTATCCGAGTCGGCGCCCTCCGAGGATTGCACCTGATTCCAGAACTCGAACGAGCGTTCCGCAACCGAACCCTCCCCGATGATATAAGCGTTGGGAGTCTCGACCGTCACCCCGCCGCGCTTCGTGACGTTGTTGCGGAGAGTCTGCGCCAACTTCACCCCGTGATTGGAGAGCGTCCACGTTTCCGTCTGATCCAAGGACGCGGCGATAACCGGGCCACCCTTAGCCGAGTTCGGCGAAGATGTTATCTGCCTGATCGACCCACGCCGAAGAGCAACGAAAGTATCCATTGGATCACACCCGAACTCATCCGGGGCGGTGCCGTTCCGCAACAACTCGAGCAGAGGGTCCCAAGTGTTCCTGGTCTGCTCCTCCGTCACCGCGGCGATCGCCACATACGGGGTACGGGAAAGCGACCACGGCACCGCGACCGGTTGCCCGCGCGAATCCCACCCGGCCGGCACAACCTCGAACATCGCCTCCGCGATCATCACCGCGCCAACGAACGGGGACTTACCCCACCCGCGAGGTTTCATCACCGCCGCACGATGCACCAGCCGCCGACCCGTCACAGGGTCAAGACGGTAGATCTCGTTCAGTGCGTCCTGCTGCTCACGGGTGACAATGAACGGCTCAGCCTGCTCATCATCACCAGCATCCGGCCGGCCAAGATACTCGGCCATCTGATCGGCCACCAGCCAGCCGAGCGTAGGGAAATCACCCTCAGACTGCGGAACCCACGGCATCAGTCCAGCTCACCCACCGGCTTGGCCTTACCGTACCGCTCACGCGCTGACACCGCCCTCGCCGTTTTCGACACCGCATCAGCCTCAGCCCCCGCAATCGAAGCAACCTGCCAACGCAGACGCAACCTATCCTCCGGGGTGAACCCGTACTTAGCCTCACGGAGCCGCAACTCCGAAGCCAACTCAATACGACCCATCCAGAACGCCGCATGAAGACGAGCCGTATCGAGCAGATACGACCAATCCATCTCCGTAAACTCGAAAACCAACGGATGCTGATCCAACATCCCCCACCAATCAACCGTCGGCTCAGGCCACACGAACTCCTGCGTGGAAATCATGCCATCATTCGCAACCGTGATAGAAAACGACGGCAACTCCGGCTTCCCCACAGGCGTGATCGTCACCGACCGAAACGCAACAACATCCTTATTCCGCCGCGCACGCCGGGCAGGGTC